GGTGAGGTTGCCGATCGGCATACCTACCTCAAAAAGCCGCTCAGACGGCGGCACCTCGTCGGCGCTCTTGCCCGGAGGCAGGCCGAACGGTGTATGATCGCAGCACACGATCACGCGCATGAGCCAGAGAAAACCGTCCTCTCCGGGATATTTCCGCGATAAAATACCGAGCAGCACCTCATGGTCTACCCGGTAGAAATACTTGGAAACGTCCAGTTTTAAGTAGTGCCAGCGCGGGCCCGGCTTTCTGTC